CGGACTTGGTTCCCTGTCAGGTGACACCCCGTCACTGTTTGATTCTTCCAATGCCAACTACTACACAGATCATGCGTGGTCGGGTGCGGTCACCGTGGCAGGAACCAACGAGGCTATCTCGAGATTTGGCACTATCAGCCACTTCACCACAGACCTGAGCTCGGGCTACCTACCGGTGGGACCAGACCTTGCCACTGGCAGGGATGGAGGCGAGGCACAGTACTACACGTTCGCGTTCAGAAGGACCACGATGGCCAACTTCACTGTGAGGCTATCAGGCAAGGTGTCGGGCTGTTTCATAGCCGCGCCAGGCACTGCCATAGATTCCACATCCACCTTGAACGGTTGGTTGGACGCAGGCATAACGTACGGTGGTTCGGGCATACCAGGAGCCAACACGGGCGCCGGAGGTAACGGATCAAATGGATGTGCTTTCACATCTGGAGACAGGATCATAGACAACACCACATATTCAAACCAGACGTTCACGCTGACCTTGGGATCAGAGAACGCCACGAACGCCACTGGCAACAACATATTGGTGAGATTTAAACTGGAATCGGGAGACAGCATAACCGCGCTGAGCATAGAATAATGGCAATAACTGACGCAAAAAAAGTAGACTACCTTTGGAAGAAGATCGGTTATGGTGCGACCAAGACGGACACCAACGCCAACAAACTGGCGCCCAACGAGGCCATCGCTTCTCCATTACTGCTGAGGGGTGACCGGACCTGGAACCAGGCCAACTTAATTCCAGCGGTGCTACCGGGATCAACTACAGGTGTTGTGACAGTGTTTCCTACATCAAACCCCAACGAGACCACAGAAGATTTGACCGCAACCGCCAAGAGGACATGGAAGACCGGACTGACGGATTGGATCCCACCAGAGTTTGGATCAACATACCAGGTCAAAGTCTTCATACACACATCAGGTGACGCCGCTGGTGCAACAGGCGGAGACCAAGTGTTCGCCACAGGTTCAGGCAACAACGACGAGTGGTTCTTTGACTACCAGTCGGGAGTGCTACACTTCATAGGGGCCAACCTGCCCAACGGTGTTGACTTCACGGGCAAATCGGTCTACATATCGGGTGGTAGGTACACAGGTACCATAGGACTACAGAACAACGTGGCCGACACCGGCGACTTCACGTTCTCGGGCAATACCATAAGCACCAGTTCGTCAAACGCTGACTTCGAACTAAGTGCGGCTGGCACAGGACAGTACGTGTTCACATCGGACACCGGTGTTGTGTTGCCAACAGGAACAACAGCAGAACGTCCAACGGCACAAGAAGGTGTCATAAGGTTCAACACCGAGACTTCTGAGTATGAGGTCAGTAAGGATGGAAGCACATGGACCAACCTACGTACGGACGCTGATGCCAGCGCCATAACCAAGGACATATTCTCGGGCGACGGGTCGACAACCACTTTCACTATGAGTATCACGCCCACTGATGAGAACAACATAGTGGTGTACATAGACGGTGTGATGCAGGAACCGGACCAGAACTACACCATAACAGGTACAACCATCGACTTCGGTGAGGCCGCACATGCCGGTGCCAGAATCTCTGTGTTACACGGTTTCGCTGATTAATCTATAGTGACGCCGGTGGGCGTGTAGATGATGTTGAACGTCTGTAGTTGGCTGGTGACGGAATTCATCACACTGAGTTCTGGATGCACTTCCCACTCGAACTCCGGTTGCCTTATTATGAAGTCATAGCAGTCCTGTCCAGACTCGAACCACAATCTCACACCCGACATCATGTAGGTAGCATCAACCTGGAAGTGCCTACGGCATATGATCCTGAGCACGTTGTTTATCTTGACGCGGAACTTGGTCATCTGGTCAACCAGGTCCGGGCGATCCTTCAGTATCTCCACGCTACGGTTACGACACATGGCAGGCCACATCAGTTTGAGGCTGTACTTGTATGTGACTACTCTGTTAGGCACGATCTATCAACTCCTGGAATTTGATGTACGTGTCACAGAAGCCATTGTCCAAATCATCCAACTGATATGTCCTGGGCGGGTTGCAGATGTACATGAACTTGGTGTTGGGGTTGGCTATGGCGATGCTCTTCAACCTTGTGAGTTCCACTGGGTTGGATATGTCATATCCCAACAGGAACACCACAGTCTGCCTCAGGTACACTGCCAGCATCAGGCTCAGTGTCTGAGGCGAGCACCTTTCGGGGTCTATGTCATAACTCTTCAATCCTGGGAATTCCGGCATGCAGGTCACACCATCGAAAAACACGTACTTCTTGAACAGTCTCTCTGGCACCAGCAGTTCCGTGCCGCGGAAACTGGCGGAATTCAGCATGTCCTGTAGGTTGGTCTCGGTGTTCACGGTGGCGTAGTCGAAAGTGATGCTCTTGTTAGAGTTCGCAGACGCTATCACAGGGCCCAATCGCTTGGCCTGTTCCACATCGAACCTTACGGGCAGGTTCCCCACCACAGTAATGTACGCAGTTTTCTTCATTGTTTCCTGGTATTTAACACCTTGTTACGTGCTATTTTACATAAATACCATTAGTTTTGCAAGACAACCATTATCGATAAGGGGATAAAAATGGCAATAGGACGAATAACGGGACAGATGCTGTCAGCCAACTTGGCTAGATCGGGCACTGACCTTACTTTTGAAACAAATTTATTAGCCTTAGACGTGACCAACAGCAGGATTGGTATTGGTACTGCCTCACCGGCGACCACACTACACATTTCTGCCACGGACGCTCTAAGATTACCATCAGGTAACACTGCACAGAGACCGGGCTCACCTGCCAACGGTGACATCAGGTACAACTCAACCACATCACAGATAGAGGGTTTCGCGGGCAGTGCCTGGGCGGTACTATCAGGTGGTACGAAACTATTTGACGCGGACGGCGACACACTCGTTGAAGTTGAGAGGACCGCAGACGAGGATGCCATACACTTCGCGACTGGTGGCACAGACAGGATGCACATCAGGGCAGATGGAACGATCGAAATGGCAAACCTGTCACTGTCAGGACAGACGATATCAGGTATAGCGACCAACACCGACATCACTTTGACCCCAAATGGAACGGGTAAAGTCATCATAACAAACGGTATCACTCTACAGACCAACACAGCGGACATCAACGGCGGTGCCATAGACGGTACTACGATCGGTGGTGCAAGTGCGGCGGCTGGTACATTCACGACTGCCACAGCCACAAACGTACAGACAAGCACGGTGAAGGCCAATGACGGCACGGCGGCGATGACAATCGCTGACTCAACTGGTGATGTTAACGTATCGACCAACTTCTCAGTTGACGGAAACTTGACTGTAAATGGTACGACGACTACCATTGATTCACAAACATTAACAATCGAAGATCCACTTCTACAGTTGGCGAAAAACAACTCAGGTGGAATCGCAAACACATTTGACCAAGGTCTATTCTTCAACAGGGGATCACTGGACAACGTTTCATTCCTATGGGATGAATCTGCTGACCAATTCGCATTCGCTGTCACATCAGCAGAGGATGGAACCACGGCAGGTAACGTCACAATTGATTCATACGCTAACGTAAAAGCGAATGTGATCACAGGTGCAGATGTTGAAACTGGTTCAATATCAGCGGCGGATGGCACTGAATCAGCAACAATCGCCAACTCCACTGGAGTAATGACGATCGCAAGTTCTGTGTTGACAACATCAGACATCAACGGCGGTACAGCGGACAACGTAACAATCGGTGGAGCCACTCCAGCGGCTGGTACATTCACGACTGCCACAGCCACAAACGTACAGACAAGCACGGTGAAGGCCAACGATGGCACAGCGGCGGTGACCATCGCTGACTCAACAGGTGCAGTTGGTATATCAACAAACGTATCGATTGATGGTGGAACTTTCATATTCAACGAAGCGGGCGCAGACCTTGACTTCAGATTCGAAGGTAACAACAACGCCAACTTACTGTTCGGTGACGCGGGCAACGACAGGATCGGTATACACACAGCAACTCCAAGTTATGTGTTCGACATGGCTAGTTCAACAGACGCTTTCACTATGCCACAGGGCGACACGGCGTCGAGACCATCTGCGGCAACAGGTATCATGAGGTTCAACACACAGACCGGTATATACGAGGGTTCGACCGATGGTTCAACTTGGGTCAGCTTTGCGACGGCTGGTAATGCACCAACCTTCACCAAAGAAACAACCACAGGTGACGGTTCGACCACGACGTTCACGGGATTCTTCAGCTCTGCTCCAGAGAATGCCAACAACGTGTTCGTGTACATAGACAACGTGTACCAGGAACCAACAGAGAACTACAGTGTTTCAGGCACGAACATCACGTTCACTTCTGCCCCTCACTCGGGCGCGAGGATATTCGCGATCACGGGTGCTGACAACACGGCATTGGTTACGGGTGGTGTTGCCAGATCAGAGACCACGGCAGTTAGCGTATCGGGTTCGAGCGCCACAACTGTGTTGAGTTTCAACGCGGCAACATACAGATCGGCGGAGATCTTTATCCAAGTCAGTGACTCGGGTAACACCGAGTTCTCGGCGATGAAGGGTATAGTGGTGCATGATGGTACCACAGCCTACATCACTGTGTTTGGTATCACCAACACAGGTGCCAATGACCTGTCAACATTCACTGCCACGCACGATGGTTCAAACACAGTGAACATACAGGCCACGCCAAACAACTCGGGCACACAGAGCATCAAGGTGCAGTACTCGTTAGCATAGGCAAAACTAGAACCTTAACGATAATTCTAAACGCCCCAATGGTAAATACTACTGTTGGGGCGTTTTTTTACGGCCTGACACTACATCAATAATAATCATGCGGGAGATATGGAACCATGACAACAAGAAACTTTAGAGTAAACAACGGTCTAAGCGTTGGTGATATTGTGATATCAGCAAGTGCTAACACCATAACAGGTCTAGCCACAGCGGCACCAAGTGCTGACGGTGACGTGGCCAACAAGAAATACGTAGACGATTCGTTCACGACCACTGCGATCACGATGGCGTCTAAGACGCTGACATCACCGGTATTGAACGGAACACTGAGCGGAACTGCGTTCCTGGACGAGGACACAATGTCATCGAACAGTGCGATAGCGGTGGCTTCACAGCAGTCGATCAAGGCCTACGTTGACACAGAGATCGGAAACATCTCTACAACATCGATCACCACGGACAGCAACGCGACCAACGTCACCGTTTCGGGATCGGGTGCTTCGGGAACGATCACGATGACTGCGAACAGCAACACGGAGTTGACTGTCACAGACGCGGGCGTTAGAGTACATGGTAACCTAACAGTAGACGGTTCAACAGTGACCATCAACACAACCACGCTATCAGTTGAGGACAACATAATCGAAGTAAACAGGAACATATCAAGTGCGGCGGGCATGCCAAACTTCTCTGGTCTGAAGGCCAACAGGGGTGAAACAGGAACTGCCACAGAGGAAGATCTTTTCTGGGTATGGGACGAGACATTCGCGGACGATGGCACTTCAATCTATGGAAACGCGGGTGGTGCCTGGACGGCATACAGATCAAACGATGATCTATCAAACAAGGATCTAGTGGACATCAGGGCCAACGTGGTACACGCAGTATCAACTTCGGCACAGTACGCGGACGTTGCCGAGCGTTTCGAAGCAGACGCTCCAATGACAGCAGGTGCAGTGGTGGAAGTGGGCGGCACAGCGGAAATCACAGAAACAACCTCAGACTTGTCTGAGAACGTGTTCGGTGTAATCTCTGACATGCCAGCATACGCCATGAACGCGGCGGCGGGCAACAACGAATCACACCCATACGTGGCGATGACTGGTAGGACTCCAGTTAGGGTCACAGGTGCTGTGACAAAAGGTCAAAGACTTGTTACTTCATCTGTGAAAGGTTGCGCCAGAGCGGCACAGCCGGGTGAGTCAATCTCTCCTTTCCACGTGATAGGTAGAGCGTTAGAATCTAACACAGACACAGGTATCAAACTGGTAAACTGTGCGGTGAGGACCAACAACTAATAAATATCTCTACTTTTTAGTAGAATCAAAAGGGCGGCTCTAGGGTCGCCCTTTTTTTTTAGGCGCATAAATACCCATACTGCTGTCGGTCGGCAATGATAGTGAGACCGTGCGTGGCGTTTGCCACACTAACAAATTTATAAAGGAGTACCTCAGTATGGCCATAGGTCGTATATCAGGGTCGGTACTAAAGTCAAACCTGACAAGGAATGGCGTCGACCTTGCGTTTGAAACAAACCTACTGTACCTCGATGTGACAAACAGTCGCATAGGTATCGGTACTTCAGAACCCACAACAGCATTACAAGTCAACGGAACAACCACAACTACAGGTCTTACCGCCAACGGTGCTATCGACATAGACGGTACGGGCACGTCCAACATCGACAATGTGATAATAGGTGCCAACACACCAGTGGCAGGGACCTTCACGACCTTAAACGCAAACACAAGTGCGACACTGGCTTCGGGATCAACGGCAGGCACACTGACACTGGCAAACGGATCAATAACAGACTCAAGTGGTTCCATAAGTTTTGGTGATGAGAACCTGACAACCACGGGCACACTGACAGTTTCTGGGTTCACTTTCCCTTCTGCCGATGGAAGCAATGGACAAGTACTACAGACAGATGGTGCTGGCAACATCACGTTCGCTGAATCATCAGGTGGTGGCGGTGGAAACAACACAGCGGTCAAACAGTTCAACTACTACAAGTTAGACACAACATCCGCCGTAGTGGACGAATTTGACATCACAGAATACCGAGGCGCAATCTATGACATAGTCATGGAAGACCAAGACAATGGATTCGTTGGACATCTCAAAGTGTCGGTGGTACATGATGATACAACACCTTACGTGTCAACATACAACGTCAACGAGGACTCAACAAGGATTGCTGATTTCACTGTCGCGATATCAGGAGACATGGTGCAACTTACAGCGGCAACAAATACTTCATCACACACCAACCTGAGAGTTTACAGGGTGGCGTTGGGTGATCATCACGAGACGGTGGCCAACACAAACTCAAAAATAATTGCCACGTCCACGAACATTGGATCGAGTGCCACAACGCTGGACCAGTTCACCAAGACCGACATAAGGGGTGCCAAATACATCATCCTTATCAAGGACGACACGGCGGGTGACTATCAAATTTCAGAGACCAGCCTCACACATGACGGCACGACGGTCTATCATGATGACTACGCTCTTGTTTCAAGCAGGGGAACACCACTACACACCATAAGTGCTTCCATATCGGGAGCCACGGTCACGTTAAGTTCCGCATCAAGTGGTAACACCACTGGAACAGCGATCCTGTACAGGCAGGACCTGGGTTCCAAGACCAAACTGGGAGAGTTCGACAACTTCCTGTATGGCGTAAAAGGAGACATAGATTCAGCGGTGGAGACAGTGGACACCTTCGATGTGTTCAAATACAAATCAGCCAGATACTTCATCACGATGGAATCGGGTTCGGAATACCAAAATTCAGAAGTTACATTAATTGTAAACAACGCGGGCACGGACGCCACCATCATCGAGAGTTTCGTGTTGTCCGCCAACAACAACCTGGCGACTTTCACAGCGGATGTTTCCAGTGGTAAGGCGAGATTGAGGGCCAGTTGTAATCCCAACACCAAGATATACTTCGCGAGACTGTCCATGGAGGCGGAAAACATCTACAGGGCCAGCGGACAGACTTCAGACGACCTTTACATCACACACAACAACCTGAAACTTGAACCAGGCGCGATCACACTGCCGAAGGGTACAACAGCGGCAAGACCAACTGTTTCAGTAACAGGGATGATTCGGTACAACACCACCACGGACACATACGAGAGGTACGACACAACAGGTTGGACCAACATAGCCACAACAGCATCAGTGACAGAATCATCAGATGTTAGCACAGGTGAACAGACTTCAATCGGTACAACATCGGTCAACATAGACACATTCAATACAGGTATCTATGACAGTGCTTTTTACTTGGCGGTCACGAAAGACGAGATCAACGATGAGATAGCAACTGACCAGATATCACTAGTACACAATGATTCTGATGCGTTCGTGTCATCGGGTGGAGGTGTGCGATCAGGCGACAACGATCATATCACATATACAGCAGATGTAAACGCTGGAACCGTTAGATTAAGAGGATCAGGAACAGCGGCAGTAAACTCTATCAAGTTCTATAAGATCGGACTGGGTGACGCCACGGTGGCATCTAGTTCAGGAAACGTGTCTACTATCATAAACACAGACGTTGATAGTGCTGTTGAAAATTTAGACACATGGGCCCACGCTACTTACCGAGGAGCAAAATATTATATTTCTTGTAATAGTGCTAGTGGAGAACTATCAAATATAGAATGTCTAGTTGTACACAATGGATCGGATGCATTCATTACTTCCTATAATGAAGCATTCACAGGCAACAACAGTCTTATCTCATTGACAGCAGATATAAGTGGCACAGATGTGAGATTGAGGGCATCATGTAATCCAAACACAGCGGTCAAAATGTACAGGGTACTTCTAGGCGACGCAGAATCAGATGCATCAAGCACAAACACAAAAACAGTTGGACAGACCACGACCTCGAGCAGTGCCACAACCATGGACACATTCAACACATCATCGGCCAACGGTGCGCACTACGTGGTTGTGGGCAACAGCACGTCAGAGGGCGCGTCCAGTATCTCTGAGGTTTTCGTGGTCAGTGATGGAAGCGATGCTTATGTCAGTGCTGGACCAGTGGTGTCAACCAAGGGATCAACGCAATTAACATTCACCGCGGCACTGTCAGGAACCACCGTAACGGTGTCATCAGCATCAACATCAGGTGCCAGCACAACTGTAAACGCGTACAGGGTGCAACTGTTGAGGGCATCAGCGGGCGCGGCCACATCAGAACAGGTTCTTGTGTCAACAACACAGACAATCACGGGTGCTAAAACATTTTCTAATGCCTCTTTCATACTGTCCAATCTTCCTACTTCAGATCCACTAGTGGCAGGACAATTATGGAGGAGTGGAAACGATCTAAAAATTAGTACTGGTTAGACTATAAGATCCAGTATAGTTTGAAGTTTACCTTTTATCGATTTGTTGTTGAGGGTGTTCCTCAGTCCCATGTGCAGGTTCTTGGGCCAGCACTCGAACGCACACCAGCAGTATCCTGAATGTTCCGCATTTAACTTAGGTATGAACTCTGACTCTATGGCCACGAGATAGGTGTGGAAGAAGAATTTCTGATCGTTGGAAGTGAACATTTCCAACGGTATGACCTTCTTGAACTTGGGGGTGTCTCCCACTTCTTCTTGTATTTCTCTTTTTAATCCCTCGAACGCACTCTCTGTGAACTTGCTCTTACCTCCGACCAATCCCCACAATCCCTGCGTCTTCTTGTCGGTCCTCTGTAGGAACAGGAATCTCTTGGTTGAAGTAGAATAGAACAGTGCTCCAGAACAGACTATGTTTTCACTCATATCGTATTGTAACAGATTAATATTATTTTATCAAGGGGTGGTGGCATCTTGCCCAGAAGCATCATCGTTGGCCACGAATCCACCATCCAGCACTATGCTCCAATTACCAGCGGTGTACACGCCCTCGTATGATTTGACCCATTCCGTGCCATTGAACCTGTACTGTATTCCGGTGTTTAGGTTGGTAACGTAGTGCTGTGTTGAGTCTGGGTTTGAAGCGTCAAAGGCCACGTTCCATTTTGATGTTGAACTGTTGTACTCTATGATGTCTCCCACACTGGCCACAAGTGTGCCCCAAGTGGTGCTCTGGAAACTAGCAGTGCTGTCTCCCACGTCGTTGATCACTAGATACCTATCACCGTTCGCGGGTGTGCCCGGATCAAAAGTTGCCGGATTTACTATCTTCTTGACTGCCGTCAATGAGTTGCTTGGTATGGTGTCTGAATCTATCGTGTATAGTAAGATCGTGTCATCCAGTGACGTTGTCGCTATGGTTCCCACTATCTCATTGCCGTTGGGTTGGGTTAATCTTATCTGTGATGTACCATTGGTGACCTTGCCATACTGGTCCAATAAAATTTTCCAGTTGACCGGTGGTCCGAACGTCTCGAAAGGATCGTAGTTCGATGGTTCATTGGCACCCGTGTGGAATCCATCTCCCCCGGAACTGACGTTGACTCCTGTTGTGCCCAACAATCTCAGTTGGTTTCCCGTGACCAATAGTCCAAAGTTGTTTGGTGTCACATAACTCCTTGAGATCATAGATCCGTCTATTAAACCTTTTGCTATGCCGCCATCGTCGTCGTAGATGCTCATTATTATCTTCTGTATCACTCCCAGTTTCTTGACCTTGACTGGTGGTGATAACCATATGGGCATGCTGAATGTCAGTGTGGCCACATCTATCTCCGAATCCGCACCAACGGGTATGGTCCTCGAACTGAAGGTCACTCCCGTCAGTTCCACGTAACTGAGACTGGTCCAGTCTATGTAGTTGTCGGACTTCTGTATCTCGAAATCTGGGTTGAACAGATACAATATCTGTTCCATTATCTGTAGTTTCTGGTCCGTGTTTGAACTCCATATGTCCGCTGTGACTTCTAACCTGAACGGTGATGGCATCACTTTTTCTATGGTGTATCCAGCACCCAGTTGATTTGTGTATTCTCCAGTGGACTCATCATATGCCCGTTCTTTCAGATGCTGTTTCTCTATGTGGTAAGGGTTCTGCATCCTCTCCCTGTCGTAGTTCAGTTCCCTCACGTAGCAGGCTATCTTTGGTGCGTAGGCCAGTGCGTTCTCTGAGTTGTTACGTATGATGTTGGCCACTTGCCTCGTGGGATCACCATAAACAACAGGCACTGCCCTCAGTTGTACCTGTCCGTCTGAACCCCTACCGGTCTCCACGGAGAAGTTGCTCAATATCCTTATGAATTGAGTGAGGAATTTCCTAACCTGTCCTTCGTAGAAGTGTAACATCTTTAATTGTCAGCCTTTGGTTTCAACGCATCTGTCAATGCTTGTCTCTGCTCAACCGTCAATCCGTTTATTGTTGAACTGGTCGGGTTGTTGACGAAACTTGTCTTGAAGTTTGCCCTAGAATCGTTGTTGGTTGTAGTTATCCTTACGGAATCCTCTATTTTGACCCATCTGGTACCATCAAAACGGAACAACCTGTTTGGTAGGTAATCGGTCCTTAGGAAGTAATCGCCTTTGTCAACATTCGCTGTTGGGAACGATATACCAAATCCCGCCGGGTTGCCATTTGGTGCCACTCCGTCACCGTCTAGGTAGAATCCGTAGTGTGATGCGGCCGGTGTGTCTATGACGGCGTTTACTGATTTGTCTGAACTTACCCTGTCTGTGTCGTTCACGTTGTCCGTCCTGATGTTGCCTCTCTCGTCGATGGGAGCCACGTAATACTGTTTGTAATTGAAACCAGATTTGGGAGCGTCCGCCTCCGCCTGTGCCACTATCTGATCGTTGATGGTCTTTTCCCTATTGTAGGTGCTCATGTAACTGGCCACGGATCCTGCCGTTGTGGCGTCGCCAATGATGTCTTTGAATTCCTGCGAATCGACTAAAGTCTTCATCTTCAATCTCAACAAGTGTGGCCACCAAGTCTGTGAGAATCCCTCCGCGGCCCTGTTTACGTCTTCCACAACATAGTATCTCTTGAGTGATATCGGTATGCTCTCGTCCAGAGAATAGTCTTCCTTCATGTGTGGGAATTCTATCACATCTCCCGCCATGGGTTTCCTGCCGATCCTCTCGACTATGTCGTTCAGATGCACAGTTAGGAATAATGTGTCGTTCTGCAGGAACATTCCAAACTGTGATAGGTTGAAATCCGCGTCCTGCACGTTGTATATGCCCCTGACCACGTACACATCATCCGCGTATTTCCTGTCCCTGTTCTCTAGGAATAACAAATCCTGTATGGTCCTCTCATTTAGACTGTCACCAGAGTACTGTGGTTGCGTGGGACTGGCCGGACCATCCTTGTTGGTGTCACCCTGATCATAAGGCCCCAGATACTTGTGGAAGTGTAGATCCGTACCTCCCACCTGGAACATCTCGTTGATGTTGCGATCAAAGAATTTGTAGTCGTTGCCCTTTTCAGGCTTGAAAATGGATAATCTTGGCATATCATACATATTTATTGTAGGCATCACAGCAATAAATATGAGTATGTCAGAACTCCAAACAGGACAACAGGAAATATTTGATTACGTGAAGAACAATCTCGGCGATGGCATGATCGACGTGGAATTGGACCCAAAACACTATCATACGGCGCTGGAAAGAGCTGTCAACAGATACCGACAAAGGTCTTCAAACGCCGTGGAGGAATCATACGCTTTCCTAGAACTAAAGAAGGACCAGAATTCATACATCCTACCAGACGAGGTGATCAACGTGAGGAATCTCAATAGGAGGACCGTGGGTTCGAGGACGGAAGGTGGCGAGGGTGGAACACTGTTCGAACCATTCAACCTAGCCTACACCAACACCTATCTTCTAAGGGCGGGTGCCACAGGTGGTCTGGCCACTTACTACGCTTTCGCAAGTTATCAAGAACTTGTAGGAAAAATGTTTGGCAGTTTTATACAGTTCCATTTTGACGTGGCCACAAAGAAACTGACCATAACACAGAGACCTAGGGCAGATAATGAAACAGTGTTAATGCATACAGACAACTATAGGCCTGATATCACACTGTTCAAAGACATCTACGCCAAACCATGGATCAGAGATTACACACTAGCAGTGTGTAAAGTGATGTTGGGCGAGGCCAGAGGCAAGTTCAACACCATAGCAGGACCACAGGGCGGAACCTCACTGAATGGTGATGCCTTGAAGAACGAAGGCAACACTGAGATGGAAAGACTGGACGGCGAGATAGGTAATTTCCAAGAAGGCGGAACTCCACACAGTTTTGTTATTGGTTAATTCCTACCAAATCACATCTAAATAACACTGATGGAAAAAACCAATTACAAGAATTACTCTGACCTCACATTAGATGAACTAGAAGCACTGGTCCAGGATCTCGAAAACATGAGCATAGTGGCCTTGAAACAAAGAAAGAAAGGTCTTAGAATTTCCATCCTGAAATCTGTCAAGGAAGCAATAAAAGAGATTGAAAGACGTCTAAAAAAATAGTATAATAATCCTATGCTGATAGGTGTAGTAGGATTAATAGGTTCTGGTAAAGACACGGTGTCCGACCGATTGGTGCAAAAACACGGATTTAGGAAAGATTCATTTGCTAAAAGTCTAAAGGATGCGGTCAGTTCCATGTTCAACTGGGACAGAGATATGCTGGAAGGCAAAACAAAAGAAAGCAGGGAATGGCGTGAGAAGTCCGATGCTTTCTGGAGCAAACGTTTTGGCAAGGATGTGACTCCTAGGTGGGTGTTACAGCATTTTGGCACAGAGGTTATGCGACAAAACATGCACGATGCCATTTGGATCGACAGTTGCATGGCCAGGTACGACGGCAAACCCACTGTGATAGCAGACACGAGATTTGAAAATGAGATCAAGACCATACGGGAAACAGGAGGCAAGATAGTGCTAGTGAAACGCGGTCCTGATCCCGACTGGTTCACCAACTACGTGGAAGGTAATATCACCCCGACGCATATACATTCTTCGGAGTATGCATGGGCCAAATCCGAGTATGATCACCTCATAGAAAACAACGGTACCAAAGAAGAACTGTACAACAAGGTGGATGCTCTAATCGTCAGCAACAAGATCGCCCACACGCCAACCCAGTCTGCGGACTCCAGTCAACCTCTGGCAATTGGCGCAAACAGTTTTTAGATTAGTAGAAGCAGTATTCCTCAGATCTCCATCCACGAACAGCACATCCAACTGTGCTTTGTCCTGTGCCTTGAATCCACACAGTTCACATTTCTTATGCTTCTTGTAGCCCGAACGCTGTAGGGCTGTTATACCACCCACCCGTTTGCCCGCGCGTTTCCTGTTGCAGGTATCACACACACTGCGCCAGTACACCCGGTCTCCGCGGCGGTAGGCATAGGCCCTGGGCCTGGTCTTACACTCCTTGCACAATGGTCTGTTGGGATATCGCATAAGCATATTTACGTCGCCTATATAGGCACCTGGAAAATGGTAAATTTTGTCGTAAAAACCGTATGATATAATAAATAACTCTGTATACGTTAAACTTGCAAGGAGAAAACGAAAAATGGCTTTAACATCACC